CCTGTTCAACGCCGCCTACAAGGCCAGTGTCGCCCTCGGGCGCAAGTTCGAGGCCCGCGACCTGACGCCCGAGTTGCGCCAGGCCGCGCGGGCCTACGCCGCCAGCTACGACGGCGACTTCGAGTACATGGTCGAGATGCGGGCCCAGGTCATCGCGGGCACGGGCGCCTTCCTGAGCGACAGCCAGAGCAAGGGTGTCCTGAACTGCCTGGCCGCCGACGCCCGGCGCCGCCTGGCCGCCCGCGCCCCCAAGGTCGCCGCGATCACGGTCCCGCTGGGCACGTTCACCGTCGTCGCCCTGGACGGCTCGCGCACGACGATCCGCCTGCAGGAGCCGCGGACCAAGGACGGCCGCGTCTTCGCCAGCTTCCTGACCGGTGCCGACAACGACGTCGACTTCACCTACTTCGCCACCCTCCGCGGCGGCGTCATGAGTGGCCAGGACGGCAGCTTCGCCGCCCAGCGCCAGGCCGTGCGGGCGATCCTGGCCCCCAGCGCCGACCTGCAGGCGATGGGCCTGGCCTACGCCCTGGAGAGCAGCAACTGCTGGCGCTGCGGCCGCACCCTGACCGTGCCGGCCAGCATTCACTCGGGCCTCGGCCCCGACTGCGCCGCCAAGGTGGGGGCGATGTACAGCGAGCCCCCGGCCGAGGCGACGGCGGCCCAGCCCGGAACCGCCGCCGCCGACAAGGAGATCCCCGCCGCACCCTCAGCGCCAGAGGCCGCGGCAGTGACGCCCGACAGTGTACGGAGGAGTGCCAATGGTCAGGCGATGAGCCGCTACGAGGCGGCCCAGGTCGACGGGGCCCCGCGTCCAGCCGGCGGCTGGACCTACGACGACATCTTCCCCAGCGAAGCCGACTGGGATGCCCGAGGAGTCCGCTAATGATCGAACTCGTCCGCCTGGATCGGGTGCTGTCCAGTGGCAGCACCATGCCGGTGTTCATCAATCCGGCGCAAGTGCTGTTCGTTCAGGGCAACTGGAGGCCCGGCGAAAGCACGGTCTACTTCGCCTTTGACCAGACCGTCACGGTCAAGGGCTACACCTCTGACGTGGCCTATGCCCTCTCGGGCGACGCCGTCCGCGAGCCCGTCCTGCGGACCTAATGGCCAGCACGTCACACCGCCGCTGTCAGTACCAGGGTGAGGGGTGCACGGGCACCGCTCACGCCGGCCACGACCAGTGTGCGCACTGCTTCTTCCAGTACGTCAAGCCAGCCCTGGTGGCAGAAAGGCTCGAAGTGAAACGCCGCCGCGCGATCAAGAAGCAGCAGCTATCAGGCGCCAACCGCGCCCTGATCAGCGAGGTCGACCTGAAGGAGCCGCAGATGCGGGATCAGGTCGCTGACGCGGTCACCGCGGAATTGCCCGTCCGCTGGATTCCGCCGGTGGTCCGCGAGCAGGTCGTGGCCATCGCCCAGACCCTAGCCGAGGCCGAGGAGGACATGGGCCCGGGGTTCGCCGCGGAGCTTGGGGCAGACATGCGCGATTTGGTCAAGACGGGCGTGCTCAACTCCCTGGTCATACCTGTCGACCTCCCCAAGCCACTTGAGAAGGAGGGCGGACCGACGCCCTGGATTCCGACCCCCGGCGGTGCTACTGGCCGCAGGGGCAAGCCGCCCATCACCGATGACATTCGCCTGGAGATCGCCCACGCCTACGAGGCCGGCGAGCCCGTGCTGACCATTGCCCGCCGGCATGACGTCGCCCGCGGCACCGTGCTCAATATCGCCAAGGAGCTTGGCGTCAATCGTCACAGCCCGGCCACTGAATCAGTGGCACCACCCGAGGAGGTCCCCGAAGTGCCCATCAAGACCCGCACCACCATCGAGGTGCCGCACGACACGCCGCTGCCTGTCACTCAGCCGCGGGCGGTCATCACCGCTAATGGCATCGCCGGCGCGGTCGGCACATGGAAGGTGACGTTCACCGTCACCCGCACCGAGACCATCGAAATCAAGGCCGACAGCCTGACCAGCGCCGCTCGCGGGGCCCAGGTCAACCTGCCCGAAGGGTCCGAAGTGGTCAGCCTGGAGCGGGTTGGCTAATGGAGGCTCTCAACTGGGCCTTTGGCATTTCGATGATGGGGGTCTGCGCCCTCATCATCGCCGGGCCGTTCATTGTCGCCGGCCTGGCCATCTACCACGTCGGCAAAGAGGCCGGCCGCGCGGAGCGATTCAAGTGAGCTTTCTCGACAGCCTGCGGACGATGGACGAGGTGTGGGCCCTGGAGGCGGCCCACCACGGCCTCGACCCCGAGGCCCACACCCAGCTACACCACGCCTTCTACGCCGGCGCGGCAGCCCTGTTGATGCTGATCACCAACGCCGCGGACGACGGCGAGGACCCGAATGGCATCTTCGAGCGCCTGGCCAATGAACTGGCCGACTTTGGCCAGGCCAGCCGGCTGCCCGACTAGAGCAGCCGCGCCAGCGCCACCAGGCCAATGGTCAGGGCCTGGGGCGCTGGCAACTGGTTGGTGAAGTAGAAGACGAACACGAGCAACAGTGCCACCAGTGCGATCAGCCAGCCGATAGTGATCACCGGCGCGCTCACGTTGAGATTCATAGCTCCCCCTACTCGGTTGGCGGGTGTTTCCGCCGAATGATCTGCCAGCGCCAATGCACGACCATGACCAGGATGGCGCCGATCAGCCCCCCGATGAAGCCCTGCACCGCCGCGGGGTTGTCCGTCAGGTACAGCAGCAGGGCTTGCATAGGATGGTCTAGCGGATCAGCCAGACACAGGACATGCTGCCCAAGCTGGCCCACTGCTGGCGGTTGAGGGTGTCCCCGACCGACTTGTAGCCAGGTGCGGAATTGGCGATCCAGAGCAGCCCGTCCCTGGTCACCCCGCGCACCCCGACCCAGTGATACCAGGCTGCCCCCGAGAGCATGCCGGGGACCTGGCGGTAGGTGTCGTAGGCGGTGTCGAAGTCCAGCCAGGCATGGCGACTGTCGATGCCGTACTCGCGCATCACCCGCTGCAACTGGGCCCCTGATCCATCCATGAGGCCGTAGGTGCTGTTGATGTTGACCGGGTAGCCGATCTCGGCCACGGCGCTCCACTCGTCGGCCAGGATGTTGACCTGGGTCGCCCGCTCCAGCCAGGCCAGGCTGCAGGCGGAGCAGGTCCACCCGGCGGCCTGGTTGTACTGTGGCTCGTTGGGGTCATAGCTGTCCCACCAGCCCGTCGGATCGGGCGGTGGGGCCGGCGGCGCCTCGCGCGGGTAGACGGGCGCCCAGAGGCTACTCGTCGCTGGCAACGTAGCTGCCCTGCTCAGCACTCCAGCCCAGGACCATGCCGCTGCTGAAGGCCTGCTGGACCCCGACCGGCGTCTGGATCTCGGGCGTCACCGGCAGGCCGGTGTAGGTGCCCTCGGCGCGCAGCTTGCGCCACAGCTTGTAGATGGCGCTGTCCGGGTTGAACGGGACGTCCAGGGTGGCCGCCCAGGCCTGGTCGTCGATCCAGCTACCCGCCATGGGTCGAGACGGTGACGCCGTTGGGCGTCTCGACCAGCGGGCCCGGGTCCAGTGGGCCGCCGTCGGGGATCTCCAGCACGCCCTGGTCGAGATTCAGGTTGACGCCCTGGACCTCGGCATAGCCGAGGGCCTCGACGATGGTCTGGGCGGTCTCCTGAAAGGCCGCGTAGCGGGCCCGCAGGCGGGCCAGGGATGGGGCCGGGACGTGGACGGTACTCATGCAGCCTCCAGGGCGTCGATGCGGCGCAGGGCCTCGCGCAGGGCCACCAGCAGCACCGGGATGACGCTGGTGTAGCTCATGCTCTGGACCTCGCCGCCCTCGTCATGTTGGACGATCTCGGGCAGCACGTCGGCCCACTCGTCCGCGATCAGGCCGACGTCGGGCCGATTGTCGGCCAGGTTGCTGGTGTAGCGGTAGGCGCCCAGGGCAGGATTCTGGACCAGGGCCACGGCCTCGCCCGGCGCCAGGGCCGCGGCGTTGCTCTTGTAGCGCGCGGCCGAGACCTGTTCCCAGCTACTGGTCCCGCCGGCGCTGCCGTTGACCCACAGGATCTTGCTGTGGCCCGCGGCCTCGTTGATGGCAAGCTGGGCCAGAGCGCTGCCCGGGGTGACGTTGATGAACGCGACGCACTCGCCCGAGACCGCCGTCAGGTAGGTGTTCGAGCCCGCCACGCGGTGCCGCAGGGCGTACACGTCGGGGGCGTTGATGATGCCCGCGGCGTCCAGGCGGCTGGCCCACAGGCCATTGCCGTAGGGCACCTCCAGGCGCGCCTGGCCCGGCACCCAGCGGACCATGACCTGATTGCTGGCCTCGAAGTAGACGATGCCGCCGTTGACGTTCAGGTTGCCCTGGGTGCCCGCGGCACCGTTGATGGTCAGCGTCCCGCCGATGGTCTGCGAGCCCGTCACGCCCAGGTTGCGGCCGACCGTCAGATCCAGGCCGATGCTCTGCGACTGGCCCACCGTCAGCGTCCCCGCCACGGCCATGCTGGCCACCGCGGTGGTCCCGCCCGTGACCGTCAGGGTGCCGTTGAGGGTCGTCCCGCCGTTGACCGTCAGACCAGCCAGGTAGGTCATGCCCGGGGTCACCGTCAGGCCCTGCATGCCGACCAACTGCTGCCCCAGGCCGTCGGCGCCGTAGCCGTAGATCAGGGCGCTGCCCGCGCCCAGCAGGATGTGCTGGGTGATGCGAACGCCGCCGTCGGCCTGGACCGTCAGCGCCGGGGCACCCCCGCGCTGCAGGGTGATGGTCTGGCCAACGATGACGACGTCCTTGTAGGCCGCCGCCGCACGGTCGTAGCCCTGGACGACGCCGCGGCCGGCGCCAGTGGTCTCGTAGTAGACCTCCAGGCCGGCGCCGTCGGTGAAGATGGGCGCCGCGCCGGTGGAGCGGAAGGCGCCCGGCAGGTCCAGCGGGGCAGTGATGCCCGTGCCCGAGACCTTGAGGCCCTTGCCGCTGCTGTGATCGTGGTTCTCGACGGCCAGGGCCAGGACCTGCACGTCGTCCTTGACGAAGGCGTCGTTCGGCGCCGTGGCGTAGGGGAAGTTGTTGGCGGTGTAGTTGATGCTGCTGAGTCGGGCCATCAGGCCACCTCCGTCGTCCACTGCACGCCCTTGACGCGCAGGCTGCCCCGCCACTGGCGGCCCACCTCATCGAAGGCCTGGCGCACCTGATAGTCGGTGAAGCTCAGGTCCTGCACCGTCTCGTCCGGCAGGACGCAGCGCACGGTGCCCTTGTTGTCGACAGCCGCCTCGACGACCCGCTGGATCTCTTTGCGGCCCATGCGGACGGGCACCCCATCTCGGCGTACCAGGCCGTCGGCGCACAGGATGTCGGCCTCGAAGGTCATGATCCGCTGCGGCCGCAGGGCGTGCCCAATGGCTACCGAGGAGACCAGCGGGCTGGTCGCCGGCGCGGCGTTGTGGAGGTGGACGCGGAAGCTGCCCAGGGTCGTGGTCGTGCCGTTAGGGAAGGGGAACTCCTCAATGACGGTCTGGTCGAAGTGGTTGCCCAACTCGATGTAGGCCGCGTCCGCGGGGTCGACCTTGTACGCCAGGGTCAGGTAGTTCGAGACGTCCAGGCGCGGCCCGGTGACGGCCACGTGACGCAGTGTCTTCTGGCTGGCGTGGTAGCCGCCATGCCACAGCGGCAGGTCGATCCAGTCGTCGCCGGTGCTGAAGGCGTACAGATCGCATGACGCCGGGTTGGGCGTGCAGGGGTTCTGGAACCACAGGATGTCGCCGTTACTGCAGCCGATGTAGGTCCGCGTGTGGCCCGCGGCCGAGGCGCCGATCTCGCTAATGAACAGGCTGGTCCCGACGCAGCCCATGAGGGCATGGCTCAAGCTGCCGTGCCAGGCGTCGACGCGGGTGGCCGCGGGCTCGTTGCCCTGGCCGGTCATGCCGCTGGTGACGAAGCCGCCGAACTTCAGCAGGTAGCTGTTGGCCGTGTCGGGGTTGTAGAGCATGGCGTAGGCGAACATCGTGCCCAGGCCGATGAAGGCGGTGATCTGGCCCTGCACCGGGCCGTCGTTGCTGATCAGGCGGTCGGTGCCGATGTCCTCCAGGGTCAGGTCGGCGCCCAAGCGGAAGAAGCTCTGGCCATAGCCGACGTACAGGTCGTTCTCGAACTGGCCCGTCACCCGTCCGTTGTCGCTGCGCACGGCGAACTTCAGGAACGGGTATAGCTGCTGGTCGGTGCCGGTCTGGTCCAGGGTGTAGATGCCGTCGGTCTTCAGGATCAGCATCTGGCCCGCCGCGGTCGCCACCAGATCGCTGATGACGCCGGCCTGGTCGCCCACGCGGAAGATGAGCGCGGTGTAGTTGGCCTCGACCGTCGGGTCGGCGTTCACGTCGCACTTGCGCAGGCGGTTGACGCTGTCGGCCCACCAGAACTCGCGGCCAATGGCCAGGAAGGCCAGGGCGGTGAAGGTGGCCATCGGGGTGTAGGTGGCGCCGTCCGCGGTGTGCTGGGCGACCGCCCCGAACAGGGCGATGAAGGCCCGCTTGACGCCGTCGAAGTTGCTGGTGAAGACCTCGACGTTGACGACGAAGACACCCGCCCCGAAGTCCTTCACGACGGCCCAGGTGTTGTCGGCCGCGCGCTTCAGGATGTACCGCCCGTTGGCCGCGAACAGGTTGCCGCCAAGCTCGAAGAAGCAGCGGATGCCGTTGACGGTGTCCCTGGTCGGGGGCGTGTACTCGATGATCTGCGGACCCTTGCACCACGGCCAGACGCTGGCGTCGACGCCCATCGCCTGGGCGTAGCGGAAGTCCTGCCACTTCTCCTGCAGCCGCAGGCCCATGCCCAGGGCCAGGCTCTCAAACGGCTCCTGGCGGTCGCTGAGCGGGCTGGTGCCGCCGTAGCTGTAATCGGGCGGCTGGACCTGGCTCAGGTCCTGGGACTTCGTCGAGACCAGGGCCGGCTGGTTGGGCCCGGGCGAGCCCAGCAGCAGGCCGACGCCGCCGACCTTGATGCTGAACGGGTAGGGCTCGCGCTTGACGTACAGGCTCACGAGCGGACCGCCGGGCCAAACATGCGTCGCGGCTTGAGCGTGTGACTCGGCAGCGGGGCCGTGAAGTGCTCGCGGCAGCGATCAGAGAACCAGGCCGCGGCCGCCTGCTGGTCCCGCACCAGGCGCTGGTTGGCCTGCGGCTCCAGCAGATGGGCGAAGCGCCGCCAGGCGATGACCAGGGCCGACGAGGCGACCCAGTCCCGCTCGACCGGGGCCTCGTCGGTCTCGAAGAATAAGCCGCTCTGGCCACCGTACTCGCCGCCCGCGGTGCGGCAGTGGTCGAAGGCCCGCTTCAGGCAGCGCAGATACAGCAGGTCGCCGGCCTGGAAGCTGCGCGTGCCTGTGTTCAGGAACATGCGCCCGGCGTCCTGCTCGACCTCGCCGCGGATGACGCGCTGGAAGGGGTCCTGCACGTTGCGGTCCTCGCCCGCCCCCAGCACCCCGACCTGCAGGATGTCGCTGGGGTCCTGCAGCCAGGGCGCGACCAGGCCCAGGTCGTGGCGGGTGGCGAACTGGGCCGGGATGGCGGCCACCTCGACGATCAGCCAGCACTGCTTCAGGCCGTCGTTGATCAACTGGTGCAGGGTCGGCACGTCGAACGGGCCGAGGACCTCGAAACGCTCCCCGACGCCATTGATGTCCAGGCCCTCAAGCTGCTCGTAGGTGAAGAACATCAGGTCGGCGTAGGTGTGCGCTTCCAACTCGGCGTAGGTCGTCGCGCCCTCGGTCGAGATGGGCGGGTTGGTCCAGATCAAGTCCGGCGTCAGCAGCCCCAGGGCGGGGTCGTAGGCCTGGATGTAGCGGTGCTTGTCCTCGAACAGGACCGCGTTGGGGCGGTACAGGGGGCGGTCGATGAGCATGTCCGTCTGCGGGATGCCCGACTGGATCGGGTAGACGTGGCAGGCCAGCACGGCCGTCGTCGAGCCACCCATGGCGCGCACGTTGTACTGTTCGGGCCCGATGTAGGGACCCGACTCCATGGCAACGGTGCGCCGGTACTCGGCCAGGGTCGGCATGCCTACATCCCGGCAAGCTGGCTGATGAACGCCAGGGGAATGCCGTCGAAGCCCGTGTCGAGGTCGCCCACCCCAGACTTGATCGTGGCCTCCTGGCCCTCTGAGAAAAAGTACGGACTCGCCTTCAGGTCGGTGACGGCCAGCCACTCCTGGCTCTGGGTCACCCGCGAGCGCAAGGCCAGGTAGTCGCGCATCAGGGTGCCGACATCCGCGTTGACCTGGCTGGCGGTCTGGGGCGCCGCACCGATGGTGGCGGGCGGCTGGGGGGTCGGTTGGGTCATGTGCTCTCCCTTAGACGGCTCTGGCGGCAACCATCATCCCCGCGCCGCCATCGGAGATGAACATGTACGACTGGCCGTGCAGCACCGAGATCGAGGTCGGGGTCGTGCCGTCAGGCATGCCGATGACCTGACCGCCCTGGGTCGCCAGGACGATGGTGGTGAAGGACCAGTTCTTGACGACGACCCACTCGCCTGCGCGGCCGGCGCCGTCGGGCAAGTAGAACGTGCCGGCGATGCCGATGATGGCGAAGGTGGACCACGTCGGCACGCCTTGCCCCGCCACCGACGGGTTCCAGTAGCCCAGCTTGTGGTTGCCGGTGATCTTGCCTGCCACGGCGGCATTGCCTGCCAGCGCCAGGCTGCCGACCATGTCGATGCTGGCGATCTGGGCGAAGGCGGGCGCCACACTCGCCCCCGCTGAGGGCGCGCCGTACAGGAGCAGCCCGCCACCGGTGAGTTGCAGGGTCACCGCGACCTCGGTCCCGATGCGCTTGAAGGCGTTTCCGTCCCACCAGGCGTTGTAGGACATCTGGGCCGCAAAGCCACCGGCGGAGCCGAGTTGCACCCCGCCGCTGAAGCTGATGATGTCGAAGCCTGGAATGGCCCCCTCGACGGTGTAGAGCGAGCCGCGCTGCGGGCTGCCGAGGGCCACCGACTGGTACAGCCAGGTCCCGCCCTCATTGATCAGGCCCCACTTGTTGGTGGCGCTGCTGCCCGGGGCGGCGATCTGCACCCCGATGTTCCAGACTGAGCCGTTGTTGATCGACTCGACCACCAGGCCGCGCGCGTTGTCGGGCATCTGGGTCCGCGCGCCAACCCCGCGCAGGCGAAACAGCGTGATGGTGCTGGGCTTGACGCTGGGCGGCCCGATGACCCCGAAGTCCATGCCGACGATGTCGCCCGTGGCCGCATCGTTCCCCCAGTACTCGGCGTACATCAGGGTCTGGTTTGAACCAGGCATAAGCGTGGTGCTGGGGGTGTTGATGCCCAGGCCGATCCAGGCCAGGCGGTCGACCCCGCCCGTGCCGCCAATGTTGATGCGCCCACCCAGGGCAGTCATGCCCTGGTTGATCAGGCTGGGCGTATCGGCACCCTCGTCCTGCAGAGTGGTGACGCCGGTGACAGTCAGGCTGCCGCTGATGGTGCCGCCGCTCAGCGGCAGGTACGCCCCGCCGGCGCTGATGGTGCCCCAGGCGTAGGCGTAGTCCGCGCCGCTCAGCTTAACCAGTGCCTGGCCGCTTGCCCCGCCCGCCGGGATGGGGTGCAGCAGCATCCGGTCAGGGACCTGCAGGCGGCTCATGTGTGGAACTGGCCCGCGCTGTAGGTCACGTGTGGATCACCCGTTTCGGTCACGAATTGGTCACCTTCCCAGCGCAGCACGAGACTACCACTGGGCGCGAACAGCCCCTCGGGCGGGTCGTCCCAGTAGACAAGACCAGCCGCCACGACACTCAGGCTGGCGCTGGTGATGGCCCGGCCGGCACTGCTCGCACCCTGCAGCAGGCGCCGCCGCGCGGGCTGGCCCGTCGTCGTGGCCCGCCCGTCCGCGCGGCCGGTGAGGTTCTTGTAACCCTGGCGGTTGATAACGCCGCTGGTGGTCGCCAGGCCCGCGGACAGCCCGCTCAGGCGCCGCTGGCGGCTCAGGGTGGCCGATGTGACAGCCCGCCCGCCCGACGTCCCAGTGAGGTTCTGGGGCACGCCCAGGCTATGTGCCTGAAAGTCCTGCCAGCCGTAGGTGGCAGCCTTGGCGGCATCAACCGTGTTGTCGTTCCACCAGTTGTGGCCGATGCCGGGGGTGCCGCCCGTCCAGGGCGCCCCGGCCCCGCCGTCGTCGACGCCGGTGGCGATCAGGACCCCGTTCTTGTAGGCCCGGATCGTATTGCCAATGATCGTCGCCTCGATCACGTCGCCGTTCACCACGTTGGGGCAGGGGACGTTGGCCAGGCCGTAGAAGTCACTGAAGTCGCCTGGGTCGGCTCGCGCCCCGCGCCAGCGGTTGATGGCGCAGTAGTCGTGGCCGCCACCCGTGGCGCCATCGGTGCTGAAGAAGACCTCGTAGCCGCGCGCGTAGTTGGCGTTGATCTCCCAGCGCAGGAGAAGCTCGACCTCGGGCCAGCCGCCGGTCGGCGCGCCGCTGGTGTAGACCGTGCCCCGCGCGTACTGGTTGTCCGCAAACGTGCCGACCAGGCAGGCGATGGAGTCGTCGAACAACGGTGGGCCACTCGACGGCCCACCGTCCTGGGTGCCGACGGCGTTGCCGCCGGTCGTGCGGTAGTCCTTCCACAGCAGGCCGTGGGTCAGGCCGGTGCGCCAGATGCCGCCCTCGCTGAGCGGGTTCTCGGTCGTCGAGAAGGCCGTTGAGTAGGTGTGGACCGGGTAGGCGCCCTGCTTGCTGAGGGTGGCCGCCGTGGTCGCGCGCCCATCTGCGGTGCCAGTCAGCGCGCGGCGGCGGGTCGGGGTGCCCGTCGTGGTCGCCAGGCCGACGCTGGTGCCGGTCAGGTTCTTCAGGCCGACCTTGGCCAGGGTCGCCGTGGCGATGGCGCGGCCCGCACTCGACCCCGTCAGGCGCCGCTGGCGGGTGATCGCGCTGGCCGTGTTGGCCGCGCGACCAGCGCTGGTGCCGGTCAGGTTCTTGTAGACCGGCCCGCCCGCCGTGGCCTTGAGGACGACGATGACGGCCGACGTTTCCCAGGGCGAGTAGCTGGGGGCGCTGGTGTTCCATGTGCACTCTTGCGTCCCCGTGGCAGCCAGCACTTTGAAGCTCAGCGCACACGGGTGCATGCTGCTGATCTCGTACTCGTAGTCGATGTTCGCCCAGCCCGCCGCGGTGGTCACCGGGATCGGGTCGGGCGAGCCCGCGCCGCCGCCGACGTAGTCGTAGCCGAGAGCGGCCAGGGCGATGGCGTTGGCCTGGCTCGTCGCCGTCGTCACGCCCGAGGACGGGCTGAAGGTGAAGCCGGTGAACGATGCATCGCGGTCCTTGGGGCTGGTCGTAACGACCCCGCTCAACTCCGCGATGACCAGCGAGTTGTACGTCTCGCCCGTGTTGGTCTGGGTGAAAGTGACCAGGCACAGGCCGCCGTTCGAGGCGACGTTGAACGCCGCGAACAGGGTCGTGACGACCTGATCGTTCTTGATGTGCTTCTGGACGGTATAGGTGTTGCCCTGGTTGTCGCTGACGGTGCCGCCCGCGTTGTCGGTGCTGTTGAACAGCGCCGACGACGAGGCCACGACCACACAGTTGCCCGGGGTGACCGGGCTGGGCAGCGAGATCCCATAGGACCCGCCGCCCGTGAAGTGGCCGTTTTCTTTGGCCGACTGGACAACCGCCGCGGCCAAGTGGTCAGTCCTCGGTGATCACGATGGCGCCCGGCGCCCAGCGCGGGATGTCCCCGACGGCCATGGTGGTACTCGGGCAGTCGCCCCAGTACAGCGCCGTGCCGCCCGTCGCCGCCTCGAAGATGCCCCAGCCGACCACCGGGCCCGCATAGGCCGCGCCCACGGCGGTGTACAGCAACTCGTTGGCGTTGGTGACCTGGCCGCTGGTCAGCGTCCAGTCCGCCGGTGCGGTCTGCTTGCGGCCGTAGCCGGTGCCGCCCGTCGTCAGGACCTCGACGCCCGCGCTGGAGTCGCTGGGCACGGTCGTGAACAGGGCCACGTAGACGTTGGCCAGGGCGGCCAGGGTGGTGCCCGTGTTCTTGAAGATCAGGTTCAGGAGCCGCGTCTCAAAGGTGTCGGTCTTGCTGCCAGCCATGTGGCCTCCTAGGGCGTGGGTGAGGGTGGTCCGCTGGGGTCGATGATGGCCATCACGTGCTGCAGGTAGGCCCGCAGTTCGTAGTCGACGGCGGCCGTGTCGATGTCGTCGCGCAGCACGGCCACCGGCGGGGGTGGGCCCGTCGGGTCGAGGAAGGACATCAGGTGGGCCACGTAGGCCCGCGCGTCGCTGTCGACGCTGGCCCCGACGGCCCCCGACAGGTAGCCGACGATGACCCGCTCGCTGCCCGTGAAGGCGTCGCTGAAGGTCAGCACGTCATCCGCTGCGCTGTAGTTGCCGCCAAGCTCCGACTGCACCACGCCGTCCCGCGCGACCACGATGATGGCGTCGGGCACGACCGCCAGGGTGATCGTGGTGGCGCTCGCCGCGGGGACAAACTCCTCCTGATAGCCCTGGCTGCCGCTGGCGCCCGGCACACCCATCGGCCCCATCGGGCCGGTCGCCCCCGCAGGCCCAGGGAGGCCCGTCGGCCCCGCGGGACCCGTTGTGCCAGGCGGGCCCGCGGGGCCAGGGACGATGCTGTCGGCCCCGGGTGGGCCAGCCGGCCCAGGTGGACCGGCTGCCCCAGGGGGGCCCGCGGCGCCAGGCGGACCTGGCGGCCCAGGCGGGCCCGACCAGGCGGGCGGCACCCCCGGGTTGAGCGGGGGCGCCGTGCCTGGCGGGTACGGCTGCAGGGGCGGGGCCGGGACTCGCCCGGGTGGCAGCAGGGGCGGCGCTGGCACCGGGGCGACCGGCTGCATCAGACGTCCGTGACGCTGGCGCCTGGCCGCTTGATGATGACTGTCGCGCGGACCCCCGTCTGGATCGCGCGGTTGTCGCGGGCGTGCACCATCGCCTCGACGTCCTTGTAGGCGCGCAGGTAGTCGGCCTCGCGGGTCAGTCCCAGGACACGCATCGCCTCGGGCTTGTCCATCGCCAGCCAGCGCGCCGCGTCGACCGCATCCGGTGTCCCAGCGTCATCTGGCGGACGATCCAGGCAACCGTCCCGCTGGACCTGCACTTCCTTCACGCGGCCGTCGAGCAGCTTGCACAACAACTGCACTTCGCCCCAGTCCTGGCAAAAGCGGCGCTGGTCTTCCCAGCACACGCGGAACCAGCCTGGACCGAAGGCGCAGTCGTGGGCGTGCAGCGGCGTGACGGTCAGCGTCGGGATGCGGCCCAGCGGGTCGTCCATCAGGACTCTAGAGTCGCCAGGGTGTAGGCGCGGACGGCCTGTCCGACGGTCACCCAGGCTGTCTTGAACTGGTCCGCGTTGTTGTCCCAGGACGGCAGACTCTCGCCGGAGACCAGGCTGACGCCACCCGTAGCCGTCAGATAGGCCTCGTAGGCCGTGCGGCCGAGGTCCTCGTCGACCTGGGTCATCAGGCTCACGGCCGGGTCCCGTTCGGGGGCACGGCCTGGAAGGCGTTCGCCGGCCAGGGGCCGGGTTTGGCCAGGCCCTCGTTGCCCCGCCAATCAACCGCGGTGTGGGTCCACAGGCCCATCGCCGCGCCCTGCTGGCTGCTGATCCAACTGGCGTCGTAGGGCGCGGTGGCCTGGATGTCGGGCGGGAAAACGCCCCAGCCGTCGACGGCGTTCTCCAGAAACTCGCCGGTAATCGACCAACCCAGGCGGGCCTTGCGGACAGCCTGACTGCTGTGGATGCGCACCCGCCGCGTGGTCGTGCCCGGCGGCTTCATCTGGAACCACAGGTTCCCGGGCGGGTCGGCGTAGCGGGTCGTGACGCGGTCGTTGACGTAGCCGGTCTCGGTGCCAGGCGCGGTGTAGGCGGCCACCGTCAGTGGGCCTTTGGCTCGCCCTGTTCGGGGTACTGCAGCGGCTCCAGGCTGGGGGCGGGGTTGTCCGCGGTCGGCAGATACTTGGGCGCGTCGCTGTGGTCCTTGGCCTTGGGCTCGACCCTGTTCTCGGGGTCCTGCTTGCCCTTCTCCTCGACCCAGGCGACCCAGTCCTCGATGACCTCGTCACCGCTGACCTTGTAGCCCTTACGCTCGTAGTACTCGCGGCTGCTGTCGGGGGCCACAAAAGTGGTCCCGTCGGGCTTGGTGTAGGTGTGGTACAGGTTCGGGTCGACCTGCGCGTCGGGCCCGCTCTGGGCGCCCTTGAGGGTGTTGGCCTGGTAGACCGGGCCCTCCTGGGTGTCCAGCACGTCGTTCCGATGGTCGACCGTCTTCTTCTCAGCCATGGGGAATCCTCTGCCGCACCTGGCGTGCCTGACCCTCGGCCTTGGCGGCCTGGTCGATGGGGTCGTAGCCGTGCTGGCTGTTCAGCTTGGCCTGGAGGCCCTCCAGGCTGGCCTGGTCGGCCGTCTCGACCCCGATCAGCAGGCGGTCTTCCGCGGGCTTGCTCTCGGGCACCAGCACCGGCTCGTAGGACCACGACGGCATGCCCGTCTTCTCCGAGACCTGGCGCAGGATGTCCTCGCACTGCTCCGCCGACCACTGCTCGAAGGGGTAGTCGGTGTTGACCGCGGGGTTGCGCTGACCGATAGCGCGGATGCGGTTGATGGCCTCCGCCTTGCGCCGCTGGGCGACCACAATTTGCGGGTGGTACTCCCGCTCATAGCGCTGCCGCTCCGACAGGCCGCCGTCGGCTGGACGCGCCTCGCTGAGTTCAACGAAACCCTTGTCGCGGTAGTAGGCACGGTTCTGGGGGTCGCCCTGGAGGGCCACCACCATGCCGTCCGGGCGCATGAACAGGCGCAGCGGGTAGTTGTAGTTCAGCCCGCGCTGGGGCTGAACACCGGCGACCGTGCGCGCCTTCAACTCCTCGATCAGATCGGTCATGCGAAGACTCTACGCTGCCCCGAGGACCAGCACACCGAACAGGTCGCGCATCTCCTGATGGCCGTAGATGACCTCTGACGCGAGCTTCCAGGCGAAGAAATCGATGTCATAGAACAGGTGCATCTTGGGCGACCGCTGCACGATCAGGGCGATGGCGTCGCGGTGGAAGATGGCGTTGTTGGCCTGACCTGCAGCCGGCTTCACGAGGTTGGTCGTGACGGCCAGCGTGAGGCCGTACATGTCGCCCAGGCGGCCGTTCTTCACCGGCATATTGCTGTTGCCGATGTAGAGCGCGTTCGACCAGCGATCCAGCGCCAGCTTGGCCACCTTCTCGGCCGGGCTCATGACGAAGAAGCGGTCATCCTGCGGCACGTCGGCGTCGTCGAGGAGCTTGATCGCGGCCAACACGTTGGCGTCACTCGCGGCGGTGCCGAGGGTGCCCACGGTCTGGCTGAAGCCGCCCAGGTCGGCCGCCAGCTTGGTGTCGATGTCGCGCGCCAGGGCGTACCCCAGCTTGCGCTGGTACTCGCTCTGGACGTTCACGGCGGCCTGCACCTTGACAATGTCTTCGATGCCAAACGCGGCGTAGCTCCAGATGTTGAGCGTGATGGTGGTCGCGGTCTCGGCCACGGTCTCGTACAGGATGGCCGTGTTCTCGGTCTTGGGCCGCGCGGCGAGGTTGCCAATGCTGGCCACCTTGACGGTCTTGCCCACCGAGGCGTCGTCTTCAAAGCCGCGATTGACCATCGTGGCGAGCACCAAATTGCTCTCGGTCGCGCGGAGGACCTGTTTCGACCAGATATCTGGCGAGAAAATGCCGTCGGCAATCGTTTTGTCGACGAACTCAGCAGCCCCAGTGGCCATGCGTATTCACCTCAGAGTGAGATCAGCGTCTGTTGATGGGTATCCCGCGGGTCAGACGCACCCGAGTGCCCGGTCGCGGTTGGCCGTTCGCGTCAAAGTAGGTCTCGTACTCGGTCAGGGACATGCGGTCGATCTGCTCATCCGTGATCTCGCGGACACTTGCAGCGGGGCCGCCATCCAATTCGGGTACTTGCTCCTGGCCAACGGTCTCCGAGAGCAAAGCCTTGCGTAAGGCTGGTTCGCGCTTCTTCAGTTCGGCCTCGACACTCTGGTTCAGTCTGTGGCTGGCCAGGGCCTGGACGGCCGCGTTCATGTACTCCTGTACGCCCTCGGCGTAGGTCTTACCGACGCCCCACTGCTTGCCCCCGATCTCGGCCTGCACCTCGGGCGGCAGGCTCTGTTGGAAGGCCACCACGCCCTCCATGAACGGGGTCGCGGACTGGGCCGCCTGGCGCTCCTGTTCGGCCTGGATGATCTCCGGGGCCGCCAGTTCGCCAAGCTGGTAGTAGTCGCCGCGCGCCAGGGCCTCGCGGCGGGCCTGTTCGGCCTGGTCCTTGGCCTGCTGCTCCAGCAGGGCCCGCGCGCGGCGCTGGGCCAGGTCGCCCAGCATGCCGGCCAGGGTCGGGTCCTTGGTGACCTCGTCCCGCGGCAGATGCTTGGTGAGCAGCGCGAGGGCCTCTTTCGGGTCCTCGGCGTCCCGCGCCTGCCGCCACCAGTCCACATCGGGGGCTGGCGCGGTTGGTGCATCTGGGGCGGGCTCAGGGGTTGGAGCCTCCGGCGCCGATGACGCCGCCGACAGGAACCGCCCTCGCTCGTCCCGGCCACCCGGCGTCGTCTGGGGAGGCGACGTCTCGGTGGTCGTCGGGGAGGGTGGTGCGGCTGCCGTCTCGGTGGGCGGCGCGTCGTCGATGAGGTCCGGATGCTGACCCCGAGTTGATTCGGCCATTTAGCGCTTGACCTGCCCGAATGTAGCGGGTGACTGAAACGACGGCAAGGTGTTGCGGATCTGCGACAGGGCATCGTTGGGGTCGATGCCGTACTTCTCCTGAATGCCCTGCAGGACCATCTGCTGGGTCGACTGGGGGCTCCTGAAGAAGTCCACCGAGTTGACCTTGTTGGGCGTCGGGATGGCGCCCAGGACGTCCTTCATGTTGGCGCTGTTGGCGTTCGGGTCGCGGATGTCGTCGATCATCTGCTGCAGGTAGCCCAGGCCGCCGCTTGCGCCGGTGCTGTTCTGGGTGCTCTGGGCCTGGTTGCCGACGGCGCCGAAGCCAGACACTGACTGACCGCCCAGCAGCCGGCCCATCTGCCCCAGGGCCTGCTGCTGGCGGAACGGGTTGGCCTGTAGCTGGGCCGCTGTCTGGACCACGCTCAGGCCCTGGCCGAACTGCTGGGCCTGCGCCTGCTGGGTCTGGACCGGCGCGCCGTAGGTGCCCTGGGGGGCCGCCTGCTGCATGGCCAGGAACGTGTTGGGGTCACTGGCCGCCTGGAGCTTGGCCGTGTCGTCGGGCCCGCCCGCGGCCTTGTAGGCCTCCCAGTTGGGGAACATGACCAGCTTGCCGCCCTGCATCTGGCCGATCTGGGTGCCTGGCCCAACGGGCCCCGGGGCGCGGATGAACGTGCCGTCTGCGGGGCGGCTGAAGCTCTCCTGCGCCGCGGGCGTGTACGGCCGGTAGTAGCCCGTCAAGCCAGCTTCGCTGATGCCCAGGCCGACGTTGAACTGGCGGACCGACTCTTTGAACTTGTCCTGATCGAAGCCGAAGCTGACGTTGAACTGGCGGACGGCCTCGTCGAAGGCCTCCTTGTTGCCCGCGGCGATGGCCCCGATCAGGCTGTTGATCTGCTGACCCAGCTTCTGGGTATCGCCCTGATTGACCGTGCCCTGCGGGGTGCCCGGGGCCGCCGCCTGGCCCGTCGGGGTCGCCGCCCCGCCGCCGACGAGGACCGGCGTGCCGCCGGCGGCGTTGCCCTCGCCCTGGCTGGCGTTGATCGCGGCCGCCGTCGGATCGCTGGCGTTGACTCGCATCGAGCCACCGCCCTTGAGCGGAACGTCGTACTGAGGCATCAGACCGTGATGGTTACCGTCCGTGGGGGTGGGCTGGCGAAGGCGGGGTTCTGCCAGGTCGTACCAGGCGCGGGGGTCTGGCCGCCGGCCCAGGGGTTGCCGACGCCCTCGGTGCCGCGCGAGGTCATGACCGGCGGCGGACTGGCGAAGGCCTGGGCCGGGACGGGCGCCGCGACCGCGGGGGCCGCTGCGGCACCACCCATGGCCGCCGCAGGCGCTGCGGCAGGCGGGCTGGCCACGCCCGTCGCGGGGGTCGTGGCCGCCGCCGCCCCAGCGGCCGCCGCCGCGGGGTGGTCCTGGCCCGTCAGGGCCTTGTAGCGCTCCAGCATCTGGCCCAGGACGCCGTAGGCCGCCTGGCCCTGGGGGCTCTGGATGTCGCCGCCGGCGCGCTTGACCATGTTCGCCGCGGCGTCATAAACCTGCTGCCCGCCGCCCAGGGCGGCGGTGTAGTCCCCGATGCCGCTCAGCATCTGGCTGGCGTCGAAGCCCGCGGGCATGGCGTGTAGGCCGCCGCCCAGGGGGCCGAACTTGCCGCTGCTGCTCTGGCCCTGGCCAGCCAGGCCCAGGACGTTGTTGAGCATGCCCTGCGCGGTCTGGACGCGCTGGTTGATCAGGGAGGCGCCGGTCGTACCCGCCTGGCTCTGGGCCGTCCGTTCGGCGCTGTAGACGCCGCTGGCGGCATTGATGGCGCTGGTCCGCTCCGCCGTCTCGGCCGTCTGCTTGGTCTCGGCCGCCCGCTGGGCGGCATCGGCCTTGGCCTGCTGCTCGCGGGCCTGGTTGGAACGCACCGTCTCGGCGCCACTCGCCTCGGTCGCCTTGAGTTGGCCTTGCTGGACGCCAAGCTGGCCCTGCTGGACCTCGTTGGTCTGCCGCTGGGTCAGGCCCTGCAGCGCAAGCTGGTCCGACGCAAGCTGGCGGTTGAGGTCGTCGCGCTCCTTGTCGTAGGCCAGTTGGGCCGCGCGCAGGTCGGCGTCGGAGGCGTTCTTGTTCTCGTCGAGCGACAGGCGAAGCTCAGCAATCTTGGCGTTGTGGGCCGCCGTCGACGCCGCGGTGGCGGCGTTCTGGGCGGCGATCTGGTTGCTGACGTTGGCCGTCTTGTTGTTGTCGCCGGCGATCTTGAGCGCGTTGTCGATCTGCTCTTTGGTCTGCCCCTGGTCGCGCAGCTTCGCGTCCATGGTGGCGATTTCTTCGTCGGTCAGGTACAGCCCGCGCTTGGCAACGTTCCCCTGACGGTTGGCGTCGAGGTCCTGCAGGGCCTTCAGTTCCTGGCGCGATTTGGCCGCTGCCGCCTGGGCCTGCTCCGCCTGGCCCTGGTTGGCCGCCGCAACCGAGGGCGTCTCGCCGGCGGGCTTCTCGCCCTTGCCCGCGTCGATCAGGTTGAAGTCGATGACCCCGCCGGTCAGGGGACCCGCGTTGCCCTGCGACTCCAGGGTGATCGTGCGGCGCGTGCCGTCCGACTCCTCGATGACGGCCGTGTACTGGGTGCCGCCGGGCAGGGCCTGCCCGGTCAGTTCGTCCTTCTTGCTCGTCGGCTCCCCGATGAGCTTCGCGCCAGGGAACTTCTGGGCAATCAGATCATCAATGACGGGCATCAGCGGCTCCCGGTGGTCAGTGTAGGCGCCACCAGGCGGCCGGACTCGCGGCGGGCATTGGTCAGCCGCTCACCCCGCTCCTTATCACCCACCGACGCCGACCAGGCGGTGTAATTGCGGGTGTTGGCGCGGTCCAGCAGGCGCACCCAGTAGGCCGCCTTCTGGGCGTCGGTCATCTTCTGGTAGTTCTTGTCGTCGAGGATCTTGGCGTAGTCGCGCACCAGCAGGCCGCGGGCGGTCGCCACCTGGCGCTGCTCGCGCTCCGTCAACTGGATCTCGCGGCCGTCACGGCTGACCGTCTTGGGGTACTGGTCCCACTGCGGCACGTCGGTGTAGCCGCGCTGGCGCAGCTTGTTGATCTCGACCTCCAGCGGGCTGACGGTGCGGCTGTTCTGCTTGAGCAGCGCGCCGGCGAAACCTTGCTTCTCGCGCTCCTCCGGCGCACCGGTGTAGGGGTCGACCCGCGCGGGTAGCTGCTGGCTCAGGATCGGCGTGCGGCTCTGGAACTGCTCCCCGAAGGCGCCGGGTAGCTCGCGGCTGACGTCGCGCTGGACGGGGTCGATGCCCTGGGCCGCGCTGGCCAGCAGGGCCGGCGAGAAGCGGCTGGTGTAGCTGACGGCCGTCTTGGCCAGCGCGCCGGGACCGAGGCCCTCAGTGCCGATGGCGTGGGCCAGGTCGACAGCGCTGTTGAGGTAGCTGGCGTCCATCATCACCCGCAGGGTGGCGCTCAGGGCCGTCTGCTGGACCCGCGGATCGGACCAGTCGATGCCGCTCTTGCCCTGCTTGGCCGTGACGCCCGTGGCCGACTCGTAGATCGCTGCGGGGACCGCCAGCGGGATCTGGAACGGCCCCCAGCCCTTGTAGTCATACCACTGGCCGCCGATCTTGACGCTGCTGGGCCGCTCAGGGTTGTCGGGCCCGGTGATGTTGCCCGCGGCGACGTTGCTGATGATGGTCATCGAGACCATGCTCTGGACCAGCATCTCGGCCGCCTCGTGGCTGGCCGTGCGGGCGTCCCCCTTGGCCAGCCCGCGCGCCAGCTTCCAGCCGTGGATCGCCTCACTCAGCACCGGCGTGCGCTGCAGGCCCAGCTTCCAGATGGCGTCGGGCACCCCACTGAAGGGGACCAGGGCATCGACCGCGGCGCCCAGGAACTGCATGCCCGGGTTGGTCGAGTTGAGGAAGTTCTGCTTCCAGTCGCTGATCCGCTGGCCCAGCCCCTGGCCGCCCTCGCTGCTGAAGACGCTGGTCGCGCCGGCCTTCTTACCCGCCTCGAAGATGTCGTCGCTGTTGTGCATGATGACCGCGTCCATCTGCTGCTGGGTCACCGCGCCGGCCTCGCGGATCAGCCGCTGGGCCTCCATGGTCGCGCCCATGTTGCCGGCGACGACGCGGAAGAAGTCGTCCGCGGCACCCAGGGCGAGCAGGAACGGGTGGGCCTTGAGCGTGCTGGGGGCACCCGGCGTGGTGCGGCTGGTGCGGCCGGTCTTGACCGCCTGACGCGCGGCCCGCCAGGCGTCGGGAATGCTGCCCCCGGCGGCGATCAGGCTCAGCAGAGCATCCTGCTCGCGGCCCTCTACTGCGGCCACCAGGGGCTGTTTCAACATCTCCGTCAACTGGCTGCCGATGTTCATGACGTGCGTCCCGAGGGCCGACAGCATGAAGTCCTTGCTGGTGGCGATGAACTCGCCGCCGACGGTGCGACTGGTGTTGGTGCCCGGCTTGGGCGGGCCCATCTGGTGCGCGGCGAAGTCGAAGGTGGCCCGCAGTTGGGCCAGGTCGGGGCCAGCCCCGCGGGCCAGGCCCATGGCGCCCCGCACGGTGCCAGGGGCCACACTGCCCGCGAGGGCCCCCAGGATGTCACGGTTGACCCGCCCCAGGGTGTCCTGCTTCTCCTGCTCAGTCATGCTGAACTCGCTGGCGGCCGCGCCGGCCAGGCCGCCCGCCACCCGCGGCACGTTGCGCGCGAGCAGGCTGGCCAGGCCGCGATTACGCATCGCGCCGGGGGCCACCGCGCCAATGATCGCCGCCGCGCCCAGCTTCGACAGACGGTTGGGGTCGTTCTCGTCGGTCTCCGCGGCGCCCGCGGCGGCCCCGGCTGCGGCGCCGCCCAGGTACTGCGCGCCGGGCGCGCGCATGTAGTTATCGACGATCCGCTGACGACCCGGGGCGATGGGTGGCGCACCCTGCGCCCCGCCGATGGTCTCGGCCTCGGGCATCATCTTGGGCTGGGTCCGCACGATCTGGGTGCCGGCGATCTCGGGCGTCGGGTCGAGGTTGCGGACGGGGATGTCGTTGCCCGCCGCCTTGGCCCGCGCGGCGATCTCCTCGGCCACCCGCTGCACGCTCCAGCTATCGGGGTTGTCGCGGACCAGGCCCATCCGCTGGGTCAGCTTGCCCGGCGGCTGGTTGAGGTAGATCGCCTGGATGTCCTCGACGCGCGGGTCCAGCACCAGCGCCTCGGTGCGGTTGCTCTGCTTGATGGCCGCCTGGTTGAGCGCCCTGGCCTCGCTGGGGTCAATCTTGTTGGCCGGCTTGCCGACGGTGCGGACGGGATTCATCACGTCGATGGCGGCCAGCCGCGCGGGCTGGATACGCGCGCTCTCGCCGCGCAGCAGGAGCGCGGCAATGACGTCGGGGTCGGTCAGGCGGCCACCCTTGATGGCGTTCTGGATGGCCTGCGGCATACCCGCGATGAGCGTCGCCATGCGCATGTCCGCGGCGCCGCTGGCCCCCACCGCCAGGTCAGTGCTGGCGATCTTGCGACCATCACCGACGTCGACGCCCTCGGCTTCCCAGCCGACCTTGCGCGCGCCCAGCGGGCTGCCCACGTCGGTCGTGGTCGCCCCGACCAGGCTTTGCTCGCCCTCCCACATCATCTTGCGCAGGCCCTCGGGCGTGCCCTTGACGTGGGCCGGGTAGTCGGGCGCGAGCGGGCCGAAGTGGTGGTGGAAGGTCGCCACCATGGGTGTCTCAGGCTTCCACACGATGTACAGCGGCGCGGCCTGGGTCGACACCAGCGGCTCGCCCGCGCCGATGTAGCCGTACGTCCGCATCAGCGCCCCCGGGTCGACCTGGCCCGTCTGGGGATCGGCCATCTGGGTGCCGCCCGTGAAGGCCACGTCGCTGCCAGGGCCCTCGCGCAGGGTGAAGTCGCGCGCCCCGGGCATATCCAGCCGCGGCGGCTCGCCGGGCTTCTGGGCGTTGTTGACGATGGCCTGGCTGATGCGCGCCTGCTGCTCAAAGTCGCCCTGGGTGAACTTGCCCGTGAACTGCCCCCGCCGCGCCAGGGCCAGGCTGGCCAGGTCGCCCTGGCCCGAGATGACGGTCAGGGTGTCCTGCAACTGGTCCAGGCCGCTATGCCAGATGCGCAGGGCCAGCGCCTGGGCCTGCTGGTTGTCGAGCGCCCCGCCAGCCAGCTTCTGGCCGATGTAGCCCACCACGCGGCCCTGCAGGCTGGCGATGCGGTTGGGGGTGAGCGCCTCCATGACCTGATGCAGGCTCTCGCGGCTGTAGCGCTCGACGACTGGCGCCAGGGCCCGCTCCGGCTGATCGGTCGGGATCGCCCGCGCGGCCACACTGAGCGTGTTCTTGGCCGCCTGGATGATCTCGCGGCTGGGGCTAATGGGGGCCGTCTTGCCCGCCAACTCGGCCGCGGCGATGGCCGCCTGACGCGCCCCGCGCGGGCCCGCCATGAGACCGACCAGGCTGGCTGTTCCGATTTTCAGACCACGATTGGGGTCGTTCTCGTCGACGGCAGCTTCTGCGCCAGCGGCCCCAGCGATGGGGCTGGTGAAGGCCGCGGGGCCGCCCTGGTAGGCGTTGCGGGCCTGGTCCAGCCCCTTCTGGAACAGGATACGAACGTCGTGCTCAACAGGCTGACCAGTGGTTGGGTCGACCATCGGCACCCGCTTGCCACCCTGGTGCTTGATGCCCGCGTAGCCCATCGCTTCGAGGACTTGATTGGCCTGCGCCTGGGGCGAGACGTCGTAGTTCGAGCCTGGGGCTGACCGCGCAAAAGTGCGCATGTAGCCAACCAGGGCCTGCCACACCTTGTCGCCGTTCAGGTTGCCCAGGCCGCCATACGCCCCGGCCTGAGTGCGGACATTGGAAATGAAGCTCTGGGCATCCAGCGGGTCACCCAGGAAGTCACCCACCGCCTGGCCAATGGCGTCCAACTGGTCGGGGTCGACCGGCGCATCCATGTCGAACAGCGCCTGGTTGCGCGGTACGTCCAGGGCGCGCACGTTGGGCCCGGCCGGAATGGCCTGGGTCATCTCGTCGATGTCTTGTTGCAAGTTGTCGATCTGGATCTGGTGCTTGTCGATCTCGACGCGAGCGCCCTCGGCCACGCCAGGGTTATCCGGATGCTTGGCCGCCAGGTCGGTCCAGCCTTTCTGCCGCGCCTTCAGGTCATCAATCTGGCGACCCTTTTCCGCGACATCGTTGAACTCGGTGGGCGCGCGGTTCTGGGCATAGCCAGGGGCCAGGACATCGCCGCCAGGCTGGTGGGGATACTGCGTCCGCAGCATCGTCGCCTGACGCTTGTCGCCCTTGGCCATCAAATCGTCGATCTGCTGCTGGATCTCGGGCGGGCGACGCGAGCCCATCTCACTGACCACGCCGCCCGCCACCCGCGGATCGCTGGTCGTGTACAGCCCGGGGCCGTAGATGTTCTGGCTGCTATCCCGCGCCAGGTCGGCCCGCTCGAAGGTGCTGGACCCGCCGTGGTACATGCGAACGATGTCCTGGGCCCGCTGCTTGAAGCCCTTGGCCACCTCGACCAGGCGGTCGACGTCAAGCTCACCGCTCTCGTCGACGAGAAAGCGGGCGATGGGCCCCTGCATGAGGTCCTTGGCGATCTCGCCAATGGGCGCCCGGGCCCACTCCTCGGCCCCGCGCTGGAAGCGTTCGGGGGTCCGCGCGAAGGCCTGCCCCAGCGGCGTGCGGGCCCAGTCGGCCAGGCCATTGCTGAGGATGCGCGCGGCCGCCGCGGCCGGCGGTTTGAGGTACTGGCCCAGGCCCTCCAGCGCCGGCGCAGGCATCTTCATGTTGACCAGCAGGCCGATCCAGTCGGCCATCTCGACGCCCGCAATCGGCTTGACGCCAACCAGGCCAGCACCCTTCAGGCCCGCACTGACGATGCCGCCCGCATCCATCTCGGCCGCCAGGCCCAGGCCGGGGCTGGTGCGGCGAATGACCTCGCCAATGGCGTCGTCGTAGCGGCCCTCGGCCACCGCGCGGGAGGCGTACTGGATCGCCGGCAGGACGCCACTGCCGGTCTGGGTATTGCGGCCGTATTCATTGATGGCGCGGATGGGGTCCTTGACGGCCTCCTCGGGCGTCATCGTCGAGCCCGGCGTGATGCCCTGAAGCTGCTGTCCCAGCGCGCTCCCCGCGCCCTGCACCAGGCCGGCCGCACTGCGTCCCGCCAGGGCCAGGTTCTTGCCGACCTCGAACGGCGCCGAGGGCGCGTTGTACTGGGCCTGCTGCGGATTGGTCAGGTCGTCGCTGGGTGTGCCCTGGGCCGTGGACGGACTGCGGAAGCCGGCCTGGAACTGGTCCAGCGGGTTGTCGAAGCTCCTGGGCTTGGCGATGTTGGCGAAGATGTCCTCGCCCGTCTTGGTCACCTTGCGGCTGATCTCGTCGGCCTGCTCCTGCAGCAGCATGCGGCGGGTCTCGGCCTCGCTGCGCTGCATGGCCGTCGTGCGGTCGGCATCGGCCTGCATGCCGCGCAGCATGGTCTCGCTGTCGCGGAGCCGCTGGCCGGCCTGATCAGCCAGGGTGCGGCTGGTGCTGAGGACGTCATCGACGCCCTGCCGCGCGGCCGTGCCGACATTGCTCACGCCCTGCTCAATCTGCGGCGCGTAGCGGTCGACAATGCTCTGGATCTTGCCGACGTAGTTGGGGTCGGTCATGTAGCCGCCAGCCTTGAGCGCGCTGACGAAGCCCTCGACGGTCTGCTGGCCCTTGGCCGCGGCGTACCGCGGGGCGTTCATGACGAGGTCGGCAAAGTCCTGAAAGCTCTGGGTCAGGTTGTCGTAGGCGCGGAAGGCGTCACGGATCTGGACCGGGCCCTGGCCATAGTCTTCCCAGGTCCCCGCGTTGATGCTGCCCGCCGGGCCCTGGCCCTTGATGCCGAACAGGTTGTTGCCCTCAGCGAACTTGCCGAAGCCCGTCTCGTTGGCGGCCATGCCGATCATCGCCGCGGCCGGAATACCCGTGCGGTCGGCCACCGCCTGAGCAGCCGGCGCGATGCTGCGGATGAACGCCTCGGGGCTGCTGGTGTCCAGCTTGATGTCGGGCACCACACTCGGGTTGGCGCCCTTGGTCGGCACCGCGGGGTGGTCGGCAAACAGGGCGCCCTGGGCGGCACCCATGGTCCGCTCCATCTCCTGCGGACTCATCCACTCGCTGCCCGCCTTGAGGTCGCGGCCCGACTGCCCGACGTGGAACTTGCCCGAGGCCTGGTCATACGCATCGGCAAAAAAGTAGTGGCCAGGGGTGGAGATGGTGATCGGGTTGCCACTGCTCGCTTCACGGGCGAAGTCATCCCAGCGCGCGCCAGCCACGACGTGGGTGTCGACGCCCATTTGCTTGAGTAGCTGCTGCTGACTGCTGATGCCGGCCATGCCGCTGTTGGGCGTCCAGCCGTATTGCTTGGCCAGGTCGGTCGCCTCGCGCAGGGTCGGATTGCGGCCGTACATCTGAGCCCACCGCACCGCGGCCGCGGGCCCGCAGGCCGAGTAGGCCTCCTCGGCTGTCAACTGGTCGTTGCCGAACTGGCTGATGTCCGAGTAAGCGCCCGCGGCAGCCTGGCCCAGTGGGCTCTGGGCCGCCTGCTGAGCCACGTTGCCGACGGTCTGCTTGGCCTGGTCGACGGCGGCGTTGGCGGTGCTACCAGCTTGCGCCTGGGCCTGGTTGACGTAGTCCATGAAGCGGTCGCCCATGGACTGCTGGGGAACCTGGGCTTGCTGCGGGGCCAGTTCAGCCTGGCGCTGGTTGACGTAGGCCTGGAACTGGTCGCCGTAGCTGGTCGCCGCCTGCTGAACGGGATTGACGGCCTGCTGCTGGCCCTGCTTGAGCAGCGCCTCGCCGGCTGACTGGCCCTGCTTGATGTAGTCGTCGAAGCGGCCCAGCAGGTCCTGCTTGGCGTCGTCTTGGAACAGCCAGCCAGGCATCAGACCATCTGCGGCACGGTCGGCACCGTGGGCGGTGGGGGCGCGGGCATCTCCGGTACGGCGGGCAGCGGTAGCTGGGCCGCGACCTGTGGCTGGGCCACGTCCAGCGCCTGCGGCAGCGGCCCCGGGGGCAACACGGACGGCGCCTGGATGGCGCTCGCGTCAGGCGGCGGGTGGATCTCCCCGGGGGTGCTGGTCTGGGGCAGGCTGACGCCGATCCGCTCAACCACCTTCAAGAACTGGTCAGGGTCGCGCTGGGCCTCCTGATGCAGCCACTGGCGGTCGCCGCTCTCGTACTTCTGGCGATAGATGCGGTCGAGAGTAGCGTTGTCGACGCGCGCCATGTCAGGCCCGCGCGTCGGAAAGATCTGCTTGGCCAACTCCTGGGCGTCGCCGTTGACCTCGCGGGTGACCTCATCCTGAAGCTGCAGGATGTCGTCGTCTTTGGGCACTCAGGGCTCCAGGGCCGTCACCCGCGCGTCGAGGCTGTTGAGCGCCGTGTCCTGCTGGGTGTTCTTGGTCTCGATGGCGCTCAGGCGGTTGTTCTGGGTGATCTGCTCTGTTTGCAGGGCGGTGATGTTGGTCGCCTGGGTCGCATCGAGGGCCTGAATGGCGGTAATGGCCGTCGTGTTGCTGCCGATGCTGACGTCCTGGGCAGTGTCCTTGGCGGCCAGGGTGAGGGCCGTCGCCTCCAGCGCCGTCAGCCGCATCTGGATGGCCCCCAGGTCGACCTGATTGGCCTTCAGGGCGGCGATGTCGGCCTGGATGGGCACCAGGCTGGCGTCGATCATGGCCTGCACGTCAGCCCCGCTCAGCGGCGCGCCGGCGCCACTCGGGACGTAGCTCTGCTCAGTCATGCGCCTGGCCCTCCGACGACCTGCTGGTATGGTGGCGGAGCGACGCCAGCCCCATTTGGTGCCGCGGCGAGCGCGCCCAGGTCTGGCACGCCACCCATGCCTGGGCCGCCGCCTTCAAACACGCCAGGCTGGGGCGCCCCGGGTTGCCCACCTGCGGGTAGGCCAGGCTGGCCCTGGGCGTTGAGTTGGCCTTCGAGCGCAAGCTGTTCCGCCTGTTGGCCCTTGGCCAGCATGTCGCCACGGCCGGCCATCATGAAGACCTGGCTGTCCAGCCACTGCTGGTACTGCGGCGACTGGCGGATGCGGTCGCGGGCCTTGCTGCGGCGGATCTCGTCGGGGTTGTCGCCCAGGTACTCGACGGCTTCGTCCTGGCCCCACGTGCCGGCCGCCAGGCGCTCGTGGGCATAGCGAGCCTTGATCATGTCGTCGGTCGGCAGCGCCTGCTGCACTTCCCAGACGATGCGAACGGGCCGCTTGTTGTCCTCGGGACCGATGCCGATGTAGCCGCTGGGGTTGTCCTCCGCGGTGTAGCCGACCCAGACCTTCTCCTTGACCTTGTACGTGATCAGGTCCCACAGCTTCTCGGTCTGGCCCTTCAGGAAGGCCGCCAGGCCGTTGCTGACCGGCGCCACGCGGGTGCGGGAGTAGCTGAGGACCTGGCTGATGGCGAAGCCGGCGCCCTCCATGCCGCTGAGCGTGGTGACCCTGGGGCTTTCAAGCTGGCTGATCGCGTTGTCGATCAACTGCATGTGCTTTTCCAGGGTCTGCGCATCGGGGTAGTCAATCCGCTGCAACTGCCGCCCCGGGGCCAGGTTGATCACCTCGCCAGGCAGCGGGCCAGGGTCGCGGTCACGCGGCTTGCCGTCGTTGCCGATGACCGGCGCGGCGCTGGACTCGCCGTAGTTGACCAGCGGCGACAGCAGGTCCCTCGCCACGTACTGGGCGTGCATCGCCCGCAGGTACTGGCGGTACTGGACCAGCCACAGCTTCGTCTGCGAGATGCCCCAGCCCACTTTGCGGTTCTTCCAGTGGTTCATCCACAGGCCCGGGGCGAAGTCATACGGCACGCCAAAGGGGTAGCCATGGCGAAACTGTTTGACGATCTTGCTGGTCGGCGTCCCCGAGTAGTTGCTGCCTGAGACCGCCCAGCTACACCACAACTCGTCCCAGTGCTCGATCAGTTCGATGCTGCTGGGCAGGACCTTGGTGTTGTTCTCGCCCTGCGGCTGCCCAAGCTCCTCGGGTACGAGGTTGCCGTCGGCGTCCAGGCCCAGGCGGTAGCGGCGCAAGGTGGACCGCAGCGGGCGTTCGGTGACTTCGAGGACCTCGCACAGGCGCCCGCCCGACCACACCGGGTAGATCGTGCGGGCGTCGACCGCCATCCAGGCGAATGGCGGGCCAGCCTGTTTCTTGGCGTCCTCGGTGCTCTGGTCGTAGTCGTCGTAGTCGCTGTCCTTGGCGTTTTTGCCTGGCGTGGGGATGCTGTAGCGGCGGTCCCAGGCATCGCGGTTGTAGAGGATCTTGCCCCAGCCGCCACCGTCGTTCAGGGCCGCGTCGGTGACCGCGTTCATCGTGTCCTGGCCGGGCTCCCTGGTGGCCAGTTCCCACAGCGTGCTGGTGGTGAACTTCTCGCGCAGGCTGGCGTTGGTCTGGGCGTTGTCGCTCTCGCCCGTCTTGAGCGCCAGGACCGGCCGCTCCAGGGTCATCATCGCCGTCTGCTGGAAGGCCTCCTCGGTGATGTCGGGGTCGCGTGGGTCGACGTTCACCAGGGTGTACTTGGCGTCCGCGCCACTCATCGCCGGGACCTTCATCTCGCGCTGGTCGCGGTAGTTGTCAAGCTGGGTGTCGTCGTCGATGTACAGGTCGTGCAGTTCCGACTGCAGATGCTGCAAGTACTCTCGGCTGGGCGCCGCAACCTTCTTCTCAGCCATGCTGCAGCCAGGTCCGCCAGACGTGCATCAGGTCACTCTGCCGACTCATGGGCACCTCGTGCGGCCCGAAGCGTTGCCCGGTGACGCTCAGGAAGCGGTGGTGGTCGTACATCTCGACCCAGCCGCGGCGGCGCCGCCCCTCGGGCAAGTGGCCCTTGACGAAGATGCGCACGCCATCACCCCCGGGGGACGTCTCGGTGTAGCTGTCCAGGCTGGCGATGATGCGGTCCGCCTCCGCCTGGTGCTGGCTCACGTGATCGAGATCAACGCCCACGAGGCCCCAGCGCGGGTCAACGCAGAAGCTGAGGCCGTCCCAGTCCTCGTCACCGCTGCTGAAGCTGTACGCCGCCCAGCAGTCGTCGAAGCTGGCCCACGTCGACTCGTCGCGGCCGTCCGCAGGCTCGCCGTTCGGCTGGCTGGGTGGCTTTGACCAGGCGCCCTTGGCGTCCTGGGCGTACTTCCAGACCGCCCACGCGCGCTGGTGGCGCAGGCTGGGCGGGATGTTCCAGCGATTGACCGGCAACACGCCGCCCTTGGGCGGACCCTTCCAGGGCCGCGGCTGCTCCGCGCCGGCGAGCGTCTGGAGCCACCTGGGGAGCGGTGGCCGGACCAGCGGGCTCATTGGGCGGGAGTGTACGCCTAGCGCGAGAAGGCGTACTTCGTCGTGGTGCTGGCCGGCGCCTGAGCCGCCCCCAGGTTGGCCAGGTAGAGCGCCGTCACGGTGTCGTCGTGGAGCCCCTCGGGGGCGCCATACTTGACCATGCCGGTCGGTGTGCGGCTGGACTCGTAGGCCTTCAGTTCCCCCGCCTGGACGGGCTCGTCCAGCAGGGTCACGTCACCGTTCTCGATGACGAGCACGAGGGCCTCGACGGCGGCGCCTTTGCTGGCGTTCGTCGCTGTCCAGCCGTAGACCGGCAACGCCGGCTGGGGCTTGCCGACCAGGGGCTGGTAGCCCCGCTGGAGACGCTCGACCAGCGGCCCGCCCATGCTGTTGGCCTCGGCCACGATCAGCCGCGGGCGGTACAGGCTGTACCAGCGATGCAGGCGGGAGACCTGCAGGTCGTAGCTGACCTCGGTCATGCGGTCCAGCGCCACCTGCTCCATGAGCGTCGCGTCCATGATGCTGAACACGGTGAAGTCGCCGCTGCGGGCCCAGTCGACGCCCATGACGTAGCTGTGACCGGGGCGGGGCGGCTCAGGCTTGAGGCGAGCGACCGCATCGACACCCCGGAACACGCCCAGCCCGGTCAGGTTCAAGAATAGGGCCAGGACCTCCTGGGCGAACTCCCGCTCGCTCATCGTGGCCCGCGTCGCCTCGATCTCGCTCTTGGCGATGTACGGGTTGGCCATGGTTGGCATCTGCCAGGCCATCCAGTCCGGCGCCAGCGGATCGATGCCGCGCTGGTACAGCCCGTAGAAGTCGTTCAGGCCCTTGGGCGTGCTCAGGAACCAGGCGTCCCCGATCAGGTCCATCAGCGTCGGCCGCAGGGCCAGGTTCCATGTCGACAGCAGGCTGGGCACCATCGCCGCCTCGTCGACGATCAGCCGCGCGTACTTGCGCCCGCGGGCCGGATCGGGCCCATCCAGCGACCAGCACTCGACCGTGCCGCCGGTGATCAACTCCAGGCGGTACTCGGTCTCCAGCTTGCGCCGGGTGACGGGCGCCAGGGTGTGCTGGATGGTCCGCCAGAACTCGCTCAGCAGGCGGTACGTGGGCGCCAGGTAGGCCGCCGGCTGGCCAGCCAGGCTGGTCTCGACCAGCAGGTGCTGGGCCAGCGTGCTCTTGCCCGTCCGCCGCCCCAGGTCGACGACGTTGAAGCGCCGCCGTTCGGCCAGGATCTGCTGCTGGGCCGCATGCGGCCGCGGCAGCTTGACGACGATCTCAGTGCTGGCCATTGGCGGGGACGTCAATCACCCGCGCGGCCGATAGCTCCGGGACCGTCTCGTACTCGACGCGGACCAGCATCTGGCTCTCGCTCTTGATCACCTCGACGGCCTTGTAGCCGGTGCGGTCGAGGATGTCCTTGGCCGCCATCAGTGCCACGCCCGGCTGCTTGTGGCCGATTAAGCTGCCCATGCGGGTGATCGCCGGGTCAACCAGGGCGGCCAGTCGTTCCCGCGCGTTCTCTTTGACGTGTGGCGCTGAGCCGCCGTGCATGCGGCACACGGTCCCGCCGCGGATCGCCGGATTCTGACACGGCAGCTTGCTGTGCCTGTTATGGGCGCTGCACTTGCGGCGGGTGTGCGGCAGGCTCACGCGGCCTCTTTGTGCTTACGCACCTTCGCTTTAGCGGCTTTGGGCGGCTTGCGAAACCTTTGCAGACCACCCAGCTTCTCGACCAGGGCGCGCGCCTCAGCCTCCGCGCCAGCCAGGTTGCTGGCCCAGCCGTAGGCCGTGTGGTCGCACAGCCACAGTTGGTCGGTGATCTGGACCATCTCGCAGCCATGGGGGCAGGCGCTGTCGCGCTTGGTGCCGACGATTTGTCGCATGCTGGCCTCCGCGAGCTTAGCCGACCCAGGGGTCGAACTCAGGCTGTTTGAGCCTGATGAACGGCGGCTTGTCGGTCGGACAGACGTGCTCGTGGCTCCACTTCGAGCCGCACTCATAGCACGCCGGGTGCTTGCCGTTGCACGTGAAACGCCCCGCGTAGGCCTCGACGACGATGGGCCTGGCACGGTCCCAGAACGGCCCGAACGAGTTCTCCAGGGTCCGCGGGCTGTCGAAGACCTGCAGGCTGCCGAGGGCCCGATTCAGCACGATGTACTGGAACCGCGCCGCGACCCCGAACTGGTGGTTGACGGCCCACAGGTAGATCGCCGGCTGCCACAGTTCCTTCGCCACGCGGTCTGGTCCCCAGGTCCCCAGGCTGGTCTTGAAGTCATAGACCACGGGGCCAGACGGGTGGTCCAGATCCAGCAAGTCGATGGCGCCGACGGTGGCCGCCCCCAGGCTGGCGTCGCTGGGGATGCTGAAGACCCATTCACTGCGGCCTTTCAGGCCCAGGTGCTGGACCTGCTCCAACAGGTCGATGGCGCCGCTGACGACGCCCGGCGGGATAGGTTGGCCCCACCAGGCGTACGCATGCTTCAAATGGCCTCTGAGAGCGCGCTCAGCGTCGTGGCCGGCGTACAGGTCCTCCAGGGCCAGGTGCATCGCTTGGCCATATGCCAGCGGCTCTGAGGGCTCAATTTCGCTATGCCGGACATAGCGGTCGGCAAAGACCCCGGGGCACTGGTCCCAGGCCATGAAGCGGGAGGCCGACCAGTGGGGATAGACCAGGCTGTCGGCCGGCTGGTCGAGGACGTTGACGGGCTGACTCACTGCAGGGCCTCGCGGACGGTTTCCATCTGCGCCCGCAGGTGATCGCGCTCGACGCGCAGTTCCAACATGCTCGCATTGCAACGTTCATACGCGGCCAACTGCGCGTGATGCGCCTCCTTCCACTGCTCGATCTCGGCGCGCAGTGCCTCATAGGCGTCCGCGAGCGGCAGGGCGTACAGTCGCCCGCCTTCGTCATCGCACGTGTTGGCCCAGCGGCGAACCTCCCCGAGGGCCACATCACCTAGTGGTTTGGTCGTCATATCAAACAGCTAGCTCCCCCAAAGCCGCCGAACCCAGCCTGGGAACAGGCGGGTCAGCACCGTGTGGATCAACGGCACGCTGGCGTAGGCCAGTCCGACACCGAGCAGGAACGAATCCCAATCAACGCTCATGAGGTCGCTCAAGTGCCTCCTGTGCCCATCGGACGTACTGGTCGGCATGCGCCGAGTCATCTGCAATCAGAAACAGAACCGCCCGCAGCCGCTCCAGATGATCGCGCTCGACCTCAACGATGCCGAGCCGCGCGCGCAGGGCCTTGATCTCCAGATCCTTGTTGGCGTTGGACTGGGTCAGGTTCTCGACCGCCTGCTGATAGACCACCTCGCCCTGCACCGCCCGCTGCTGGCGCGCGTCGACGATCTGCTGCTTCTGGTTGTCCAACCGGCGCAGGTCGGTCTGCAACAAGGTGATCGCCGCCGCCATCTCGTCGAGACGCTTGTAGATCCAGCGGATCGGCGGCGAGGCCTCGTGGTCGGGGATGTCCATGTCGGGCATCAGTCGTCGTCCTGGGCCGGGGCAGCTTCCGCGGCAGCCTTGACCTCGGCCGCCCACTTCGAGCGGTAGGCCGACTGGTTGCCGCGGGGGTCACCGATGCGGGCCCAGTAGTCGAACCGCTCCTGCATCGCGTGCTGGCGGTAGCCGGTCGGCGCGTCGTCCTTGTGGATGCTCAGCCACTCCCCCGTCTCGGGGTCCTGAATGTTGAGGTAGCCGAACTCTCTGGCCCAGCGGGCCCGCGGCGGGAAGGGGGCTTTGCTCATGTCCCAGGCCCCTCCTCCATGGCCGGCCAGTCCGCGGGGATGTTGCCGGCACGCCGGATGTAGCGCCCCAGGCAACCAATGTGGTCCTCGATGCAGCACGGGAAGTTGCCCGGCTGCGTCAACAGATCGCGCACCAGGCCATACAGCAGCCGCTCCTCCGCCGCCACCGCCCGGGCCACCGCAGCTTCGAATAACCAGCCCTCTCCCGGCCCCTCCAGAATCTGCGCCTGGGCCGCCAGATACTCCTGCGCCGCGGGCACAACACGCTCCGTCCAATGGACCTCGTCGTTGTCCATGATGTCTATCGCCACGGTCCTATTCTAGCTCCATTTCAGTCTGGTCTGTGCCCCGTCCCGGAACCCCGTCTAAGCCCTCCCCCTCCGGGGGGTTGGGGGAGCTAGACGAGGTTCGCAATCCGGAGGGCAGCCAGAACACCGTCGGGGGTGGCCCCGAGACACCGTTGCGGGGGCCGGGGCCTGTCTCGACCTGGCCCAGCGCGACCCGATTCTTCAACTCCGCCCGGGTGGCCACGTCCTGGCCATGGATATGCCTGGCCAGGACCAGCAGCGTCACGCCGGTGTCGGCGTCATGACAACCCAGATCCCACAGCGCGTCGGCAAGCTGGTCCCACAGCGGGCGGCGGTCGTGGCTGGGTGGTGTCACCGTGACCCGCGGGGCGTCGTCGCCGCGGGCCTGGTAGTCGCCCTCGCGCAGCGTCAGGCCCAACCAGGCGGGCGTCTCCGACAGGCGGCCCTTGCCCTTCAGGTCGCGCGCCGGTTGGGCGCCGTCGGGGTCGCCCTTGACGTAGTCGAGGTCGAGCAGGATGTCGGCCGCGCCGGCGTAGGCGCTGGAGCCGCGGCCGGCCTGGCCCACAGGTCCACCCGACTTGCGGCCGTGGCGCAGGTACAGCACGGCGTAGCCGTCGTTGGCCAGCTTGCGTAGCTCGCGCATGGCCTCCTGGGCATCGCCGGCGTCGTTCTCGTCGTCGATGCCGGCCAGCATGCTCAGGGTGTCGATGACGATCAGATCGACCTGGCGCAGCTTGGCCCGCTGGCGCAGGGTGCGCACGATGGTCTTCCAGGGATAGGTCCCCAGCCTGGTCTGAGGGACCATGAAGAAGCTCTCGTCGAGGTCGATGACGCCCCATCGCTCCGCCGCCGCGCGGAAGCTGCCGACGCCCTCCTCGGTGACGTACAGGATGGTCCCGGTGGTCATCTTCAGGCCGCAGAATTCGGCCGCGCCGGTGGCCATTGCGCGGCTCAAACACAGCGCCAGGCTGGTCTTGCCGACCTTGGGATAGGCCGTCAACTCCGTTACCAGTCCTTTACCGACGAGGCCATGGCAGACCCAGTCGATCTGCTCCGAGACCAGGCTCCGAAGCTCCGCCATGGTCATCTCTTGAAACAGGCTATCGGCCCCAACCGAACCCTGTCCGGCCGTTTCGGCCCCAGGGATTTGGGCTGACGAGGTTCCTGGACGGGGTTCTCCGTCACCATCCAGACGTCCCGAGAGCTTCTCGTCGGGCGGGTTGATGGCGTATTTCGCGGCGCTGTGAGCGATCCGCAAGACGTCCGCGAGCGTTACCGGAGGTTTACAAAACTCACTGTTGATGGCCTCCAGACGGAGGCCAATCTCGTACTCCTCCAGACCATCCTCGCCGCGCAGCCGACCCGCGATGGACATCAACGTGTTGTCCCGGGTGCCCTCTGGAATGTCGGTCATCGGCCGCCAGCCGTAGGTCCCCTGACCCGCCAGGCCAGCGATCCGCGCGACCGCGACCTCGCGCTCGCCACCCAGGTCAATGACCCAGTCGGGCAGCCGCGGCAGATCGGCCAGGCTCTCCTCGTCCAGCGGCCAGGCCCAGCGGTACGTCGCATGGCTGACGTGCTGACTGGGGGGCAGGATGACGTAGCCGCCCTGGCCGCGGAAGTCGATGCCGCTGCGCTTCGAGAACAGCGTCGGCGCCTCGGCCCGCCAGGCGAAGAAGCGGTGCTGGCCGCCCACCCGGCCGGTGTAGCTGAATGGCCCGGCCGGCAGTTCGCCCATGTCGTTGGCGGTCCGCACGGCCAGGTCACCATCAAGGTCGACGACCACCACGCCGGACACCTCGCCGCAGGCCAGACCGATGTTGGCACTGGGCCACTGCCGCCACCACTTCTCCACCTCGGCTTCAGTCGGGACGCGAGCCTGGTACTCGGCCCACGCCACCAGCGGCGTCTTGCCCATCTTGGTGCAGGTCACGCGCTGCCAGAAGACGCGCTCACCCTGGCGCGTGCGCTCCTGATGGGTGTGCGACACCAGGGCGGGGCAGACGGGGAAGATCGGCAGGCCCAGGCTGCGGTAGTAGAGGGCCCAATCCAGCAGCGTAACCGGCTGCGGGGTACTATCTGGTTGCACTCTTTTCTCCTCTGGTTGGGGGAGTTGGGAAAGACCGCCCCCTGAACGGGCGGTCTTTTTCGTATCTGACGAGGTTAGCGGAGTGGTGAGGCCAGTTCGCGCAGGATGCGCACCTCGTCCCGTGGCCGCCAGATGTCGACGTCGAGCCCGGCCGACGCGAGCAGGGCGATCCAGTGCTTCTGGTGACGACTGGTTTGGCCGGTTTCGGCCTTCAGTTCGCGGAACATGACCTGGCCATCGCGGGCGAAGACCCAGTCTGGCCAGCCGTAGCCGCACGAGTGGTCCGCGCCGGTCTCGATGCGGTGGATGCCGCGCACGGCGGCCTCGCTGTAGCGCACGTGGAAGCCGCACCAGCCCCGCTCGCCGGCCCGCGCCAGGACCCAGGTCTCGAACTCGTCCTCGCCCGCGATCTCGTTCTTCAGGTTGCCGGGCAAATGGGGCCGTCGCGGCATCAAGACGGACGCTTGATCCTGACCGGCTCATCCGGGTGGCGAATAGCCAGGACATTACCGCAGTCCCCGATCCACTCCATGACCAGGCGCCCCGCCGTCAGGCCGCCGTCCGGACTGCGGCGCTGCTCAAGGCGGGGGACGTGGGCCTCATGCCACACCCGGCTGCAGCACCGGTCATCGCCAGGGCACAGTGGCTTGACCTCCCACCAGTCGCCAGTTTTGATCTCCCGCGCCGGGACGACGATAACTGCAACTTGTGGAATGCGAGCCCGCGGCACTTAGCTGGCCGCCAGCCAGCCGGCGTAGAAGGCGGCCAGGCAGTCGCGGTGGGCGGCCCGCGGTGGCTTGTCATCGCTGAGCCACCAATCGACATAGGCCTGCTGCATGGCCAGGCTCATGCTCTCGAAGACGACGCGCTCGTTGTCGCTCAGCTTCAGGTCGATGGCCGTGCGCTGACGGCTAACAGTGCGGGTGGTCATCAGTTGCTCTCCTCGTGTAGATAGGCTGCCAGGCGCCCCCTGGCCAGGGCGACCATCTCGGGGTCGCGGTCGATGCCGATCACGTTGCGGCCCAGCTTGACCGCCGCCAGGGCGGTCGTGCCGCTACCCAGGAACGGGTCCAGCACGGTGTCGCCCTGGAAGCTGTACAGCCGCACCAGGCGGTCGGCCAGGGCCTCGGGGAAGGCCGCCGGGTGGAGGCTCTGGCGCTCGCCCGGGATGCGCCAGACGCCGTTGGTCCAGTCCAGCCACTGCTCGTGGCTGAGGTTGTGGGCGTCACTGTTGCGGCCCAGGTTCCAGACGCCTTTGCTGAAGACCGCGATCATCTCCACCCGGGCGATGACGTGTGGCGCCGACGGGCTGTCGACGGAGCCGCGCGCGGTGGTCTTGGTGATCGTGTCCTCGGCCCAGACGATGGTGTGCTGGTAGACCAAGCCAGCGTTCTGCAGTTCCAGCACCCAGTCGGCGTACACCGCGCGGTGCTGGTCGGCACCGTCGTCGAAGGTGTCCAGCGGGACCACGATGGCCAGGCGGCCGCCCCAGGCCAGCACGCGGGCCATCTCGTTGGCCCAGGTGGCCACCAGGGGCATGTACTCATGCTCGTAGTCCAGGCGGTCGCTGGAGCCGCCGTAGGCCTTGCCCAGGTTGTAGGGCGGGCTGGTGACGATCAGGTCGACGCCCTGGTCGCTGACGAACAGCCTGGCGGCGTTGCCTTCGACGATGGCCAGGCTGTAGTCCGTGTCGCCGGTCAGCACCGGCAGGTCGACGGCCTCACCGCGGGCGATCAACTCCTCCTTGCGCGCGGCCTTCTTTGCCTCGCGTCGCTCGTCGTCAAGAACCTTGGTCTCCTCGCGCATACTGAGGCCTGGTGGCAAATTACTCACACGTGAGTAATTTTTGGCCAGGTTCATGTACCGCGTGGCCTGAGCCCGCTCGATGGACAGCCGACCCTCGACAAAGTCGAGCCAGCGCCGCTTCTTTTTCTTCTCGCGGGCCTTCAGTTCCATGAGCACGGCGCCAAACCGCAAGCGCAGACCGCGGGCATCGGTCTCCGCCGCCTCGATGCGGAGGGCCAGGTCGATGGCCTCCAGCTTCAGGTCGTCGGTCGTCGCGGTCTGGACATCAATCCACAGGTCGATCAGGGGCGTGCCTGGGGGCAGCCTAAGCATCCCAGACGCCACCCTGGTCGAGGTACATCTCGACCCACTTCACCAGGGGGCGGTTGCTCTCGACCAGGGAGATCAATTGATTGCAGCGAAAGCAGACCAGGCCGCGCGGAGCGCCAGTCTGGGGATCATGATCGACGACCAGGGCCAGCGGTCTGGCCCCTCCATCACCGTTGTCATGACAAATGATGCAGCCATCCTGGGCAAGCTCCTGGGTCTCGATGTCGCCACGACGGATGTCCACCCCGCGCTGCCGCAGGGTGGACACAGATCGGGCGTACACCTTGACCGGTCCCCAGGGCTTCTGGATGACTCCGATAACAAGGTGTCGTGCCATCTAGAAGGCGGGCTCCTCCTCCAGCGCGGCCATCTCGGCCTGGAGACGGGCGCGCTTCTCAGCCGCGGACTCCGCGGGGGCTGGCTCAGCGGCGGTGGCCTTGGTGACGAATGGGCGCAGCTTGATGACCTTGAGGCGGTCGTTGCCGTTGCGGTCGACCGTCCACTCCAGGGTCAGCAGGGCGCGGTGCCCGACCAGGCTCTCCTTCCAGCCGTGGCCGATCATCGTCTTGACCTCGTCGTCGTCGAGGACCTTGCCCATCAGGGCGTTGGCCCGCTGACGGGCGCCGGCGATCCGCCAGTCCGGGTTCTGCGCCTTGGGGTTGTAGCGGGTGCTGTCGGACGTGATGTCCCACAACTCCGCGACCTCGTCCTCGGCATTGGTCCAGGCCGCGCCGGTCTCCAGATCGTGCAGGCTCCATTTGTGGATCAGCATCATCTGGTCGTCGCGTTTGCGGTACTGCGACGACGAAGGCTGCTCGTCGATGTCCATCAGGCGGCCGACCCAGTTCTTCGAGTCATCGAGACCATCGAAGTCGTTCGGGTAGGCAGCATCGGGTTGCTGTGGCATATGGGTGCTCGTGCCTTTACCGGGCGCATGTCCAGCGCCGAATGGTGACGGCCTCGGGAGCGAACTCCCCGGTCATCACGCGGGCCAGGTAGTCGAGGCTCTGGTAGGGATCGAAGGCGTCGTCGTACCCCCGTTTCTCGAAGTCCCAGTACAGGTTGCCCGGCAGCGTCGATAGCTGCACGGCGCCCAGGCTGGTGCCATGGTCGCCCACGGACCGCGGATTGAAGGTGCCGCCGGTCTCGCAGGCCACGATAGCGCGCAGGCGGCCATAGCTGACGCCATGGTTGGCGGCGGCGTCCCAGATGGCCTGGTGGGTGTCGTCGGGCGTGAACGGGCTGGCGGCCACCATGGCTGCCAGCACCAGGCCGAGGATCAAGCCAGCACCAGATGGCGCGGGAGCATGTTCATGGTCGACGGCGACTGCTCGATCTCGTCGTCGATGTACGGCAGGTCGTCGAGGTCGGCCGCCACCCGGCGCGCCGTCGCCGCGGTCATCCAGGCGCAGGTCAGCATCTCCCAGATCATCTGCTGCTCCCTGGCCCGGCTGGCCGGGCCGTCGACCAGCTGCCAGGGGAAGTCGAAGCCGCACTCGGCCGGGTCGAAGGCCTCGTCCCAATCCCGCAGCAGGTCGACGGCCTCGGAATAATGTGGCCGCCCGGCGTCCTGATAGTCATCGAGGCTGTAGAACGCGGCCACCGACGTGTCCAGCGCCTCGAAGATGTGGGGTGCGGTCTGGCCCAGCAGGCACGCGCTCCCGTCGCGCAGGCGCAGGCTGCCCAGGTGCAACACGTCCGGCCAGCCTGGGGCGACCGCGTCGAGCAGCGTCGCGCCGCGGTCGACCAGTTCGGTCGCCATCGCGGCGGTGAACTGGTTAGTCATCATGGGTCTCCTCCTTGGCCTCCAGCAGCGCCACCAGGCGTCGCATGACGTCGATGGTGCCGCCCATGGTGGCGGTCATGCGGACGAGCGCCCAGGCGCCGTCCTGATAGCCCTGGGCGTGGTACCGACGGGCCAGGTTGGCCTCGTCGGTGCCCAGGATCTTGCTGTCCAACGCCCTCCGCTTGAAGAACGCCTTGTCGATCTCCTCGTCGTTCAAATTGGGCACATATGAACCTTATACGTTACCTATAAGCAACGTCAAGCCGGGACCGCGAGGGGCGGCCCCACAAGCTCCGCGGGCTCGACGTCCAGGGCTGCGGCCAGCTTCCGCGCGGTGCGCGGGTGGGCCTCGTCCTGGCCGCTTTCGAGGCGGCTGATGGTGTGGCGGTTCACGTCGGCCTTGGCGGCCAACTCGTTTTGCGACAGGAAGCTGGCCTCCCGAACCTGGCGCAGCTTGTTCAAACGTGGCATGTGCCCAGTATGGCACATGTATGTCCCATGTCCTTGCCGGCATGCGGGGATTCGATGTTGCATACATGGTGCATATCGGGTATAAATAGGGCGTGCCGAAGAAAGTCACCGCCCAGACCCCCTGGGGCCCCGTCAGCCGCTCGACCGTCCGCACCTACACCCACGTCGTCGTCAGCTTCGAGCTTCAGCCCGGCGTCGCGGAGCGCTGGCTCGCGCGCGACATCAAGAACGTCGAGAGCAACATCGCCTACTACCAGTCGGTCCTCAAGACGGGCGAGACGGCCAGCAAGTACTGGACGCTTGAGCAGGTCCAGCGCGATCTGGACGATGCCGAGATGCGCCTGGCCAAGCTGACCCTGGACCGCGTCCATGGCCGCCAGCAGTTGATCGCGCACGGCTGGTGCGGCCGCCTGGACCTGGCCCAGAAGCTCCAGGCCAAGGCCTGCGCGGACGGCTACCTGGCCGAGATCTTCCCCCTCGACTGAGCCAGCGCCCTGGTCGCCGCTGTAACCCCGGCGGCCAGGACTTCTGGGCGCGGAACCCAGCGTCGTCAGTCTAGCTCTGACACTCGCCGCTCTCGGGCGGGCGGCGAGTGCCCCAGCTAGGGGACAAGGAGAACCAGCGTGGCACTCATTGACAGCACGGCCCTGGAGGTCGTCATCGCGCGGATCAACGAGCGGCTCGAAGACATGGACGTCGACAGCTTCACCAGCCGGCTGGACGACATCGAGGAGAAGGTGCAGGACGTCAGCGACCTGACCGACCGCGTCGACACGCTCGAAAATCAGGACGGCGACCCAAACGACTTCGACTCCCGCATCGACGACCTCGAACGGGAGATGCGCGACAAGGTCGACGAGTCCGACGTGCCCGACTTCAGCGACTTCGAGACCCGCCTGGAGCAGGTCGAGGAGAACATCAGCGATCTTCAGAACGCCCCCAAGGCCGCAGTCGACCTGACCGACCTGCAGGCCGAGGTCAAAGCCATAAGCGAGCAGGTTGCCAGCATGGCGGTCTGGGTCGAGCATCTGAAGAACAGCCAGCGGACCGACCTGGCCCGCATCGAGACCCTGGAGAGCGCCAGCGCCAGGACGACCACCTTCTTCAACCACGCCCGCCGCGCGGTCGAGATCCTCCTCGGCCGCTAGGCCTCGTGACACCCGCCGGCATCGGGCTGCCGGCGGGCCCTTGAATGTTGCATTCATGGTGCAGATCGGGTATAAATAAGGCATGCGCAGCACACGTACCGCCCGCCAGGCCCAGGCCGCCGTCGCCACCCCGATCTTCACCCAGGGCTTTCACGAGCCCGGCCAGGACGTCACCGTTCACGTCCAGAACATCGTCACCGTTCGCATCGACGTCAGTGGCCCCGGGCCCGACCGGACCATGGAGACGGCCATGTACATCCTGGGCCGTGCGCACGTCGAGGAGATGATCGCCGCCCTCCAGGGCGCACGGGACGCCATGATCCGCCAGGAGAAGGCCCTCGAAGCCTTCTATGCCAAGAAGGACGCCGCCTGATGACCGACCGCACGCTCAGCGCCCTCACCCTGGTCGCCCAGGGTGGGGTCATCGTCAACGAGCAAGGCCATGCCCTGGTCCCCAGCGCCGGTACCGAGGGCGCCTACTACCGCACCAGCAGCGCCTCGTGCTCGTGCCCCGACCGCACGTACCGCGGTGTCGTCTGCAAGCACATGCTGGCGGTCCGCGTGATGCGCACCATCGCCCTGGCTGAACAGGAAACCCAGACCGCCCTGGCCGCCCCACAGGCGGCCTGAAAGGATCACCATGCCCACTGGCCTGTCCCTGCTCAACGGCAAGGCCGTCTATAGCACCTTCGTCACTCGCGGGAACGAGATCCTCGATGTCGAGGTCATCCTCGACATCAATCACCCCCAGGTGCGGAAGATGATCGACCGCGCGGCCCGCCAGGCCAGGCACCAGTCCGTCGAGGCCGGTGGGGCCCTGGTCATCAAAGCCCGCGTCCACTACCGCGCCGGCGCCCAATAGGGGCGCCGGCGGCTACCCAGTGATGTTGCATTCATGGTGCATATCGGGTATAAATAGGGCATGCAGAACGACAGCAGCGCGCGGGACCTGTTCAACGCCGCCTACAAGGCCAGTGTCGCCCTCGGGCGCAAGTTCGAGGCCCGCGACCTGACGCCCGAGTTGCGCCAGGCCGCGCGGGCCTACGCCGCCAGCTACGACGGCGACTTCGAGTAC